CTGATACTCCGCATCATAGATATTCTTCGCCACCAATTTATCCCAAGTTGGGAATCCACTTACTAATTCATCCGGTGAAATCCCCATTTGTCGAATTTTCTTTAAATCATCATGTCCCTGAATTCGAGAAACCATACGTTCGCGTATCGACCCTGTCTCTTGTACTATTGCTAACACTCTAGTGTATAACAAATATAGTCGATCATACGCATCCCTATTTGACGCATAAGTTGAAAATGCTTGTCCAATCACCGACAATAACACATCAATTGCGTCTCTTACTTTTGGCTCTCTTGAGTAGACAGCTCGGACTATATACTCTCTTGATTCCCTAAATGGCAGAAAGTCCGATTGTCCTCCTCCTTTTACTGGATTTTCAACCAACTGATGCTTCAAATACGTTGCTCCCATTTCAATTATCCAACCATCTCTTACCTTCGACAAATAGGATATACCATCTTTCAAATCTCTAATATCCATACCAAAAAAGGTTTTACAAAAAGACGACCAAGAGTGTCCTCCAAATTTAACTGAAAACATACCCTCACCTTTATTAATCAAATGATCATCTCCATAAGTTACTATTTTTAACCATTTAATTATAAATTGTTCCAAATCTTCCTGTTCCTCTATTGGGGAATTAAAAAGCACCCACATTAACCAATTCGAGAACAAGTACGCTACAATCCATGAATCCTCATGGGATGTATTTAACTTTCCTGACGCCACTGATCCACGAATTATCACCCACAATGAACCAAATAAGTGAGTAATACGATAGCACGCTGATTCTAATAAAAATTTCACAATCTCCTCGAGAATTGGGAAATCTTCTGAAGTCTGGTCAAAATGAACCGATATCTGCGACCAGTACAACTTCATCAAAGCATTAGGTACTGATTGATCGAACTTTTTAAAATCTCCTTCCAACAATATCTTCTTCCAACAATTTGTTAAATCAATACCTAAACAACGCGCTAATGTATCTCCCCCCCCACGAGACCATTTGTGTCCGACTCGGATCACTCTTCCTCTTTCTAATATATGTCGTTCTAATGATACGAGTCGTTCCAAATAAATATAAACTGCAGATGGAATATTAAAAAGCCTCAATTTCTCCAAAAATGCAGAATATTTCGCATCATCCTTTTGCTTATCAAATTCTACAAAGGTCTCATTCTTGGGCGGTAAAGCCCATATCACACTTGGTTTCTTCCCATTAAGAATAAAGTCATATACCTGTAAAAGTACTTGTTCATGAAAATCAATCTTCTTTCCTCGATTTGAAATCTTTACATACTCTTCTTGCATCAATTTAATTTTCTCCGTTTTTGACATATGTATGCCACTAGATGCTCCTAAGTACATATTTTGAAGACTTTTCAAAGTACACACCCATTCTCTTTTTTGATTAAAATCTACTCCTAATAAGCGGTAAAGGGTATCCAACGAGGGTTCTAAGTACTTGAACGCCTCTTCCATACGCTCTGGATCTGGCGCTCTATCAAATGCTAGTGCTGCATCTGCTAATTTCCTTGGGTACATATTCATCATGGCCGATATCACGTGAGGTCTTCCATTTGTTTTTCCACAGACCCAATACCACATTGATAAAGTTCTCATACACGTTGCCCACAACGGGCGACTCGGGTGACGATCTATCCAAACATTTTCCTCAAGTTCATCCCACGTATAACCTAACCACGGCATTTTATTTTGAAAGTACAAAAAATCCGCTTGTTTAAGGGCTAATTCGATCTCTCTACTCGGTGAGGGCATCACCACATCCACTGGCCAACTACCATTCGTTCGCATTGGTGCATCTATCACCCGAACGGAGGACTCCTTTGTTAGTCTTGCCTTAAAATAATGCTCTGTTTCACTAACTTCCGCCCCTTTCTGATTCCTTGCCCAACTATCTATCCAGATAGCGGCATCAAAGATCTGCTCCTTTACGGACCCTACACTTCCTACCCATGTAAGGCCTTGAGTCTGAGCTCCTATCCCTGTTACCGTCATCTTACATCCACACTGATCATGGTGCGTACAATTTGCATCTGAGTAAGAAAACCGAAAATTCTCCGACATTTTCTTTCCCTTAACCAAATTATAAGCTTCTTCTAAACCACTTGACTGACGAGCTAAACGCTGCACTGCTGCCCCGGTCGCTCCTGATTTCCAGAAGGGATAATAAACCGACGTTGTACGAGAACCCTCCTTTACCTGGAGGGG